TAGTTGTATCTACAGTTAAACCACCAGTTGTAACTATATTCTGAGATCCAAAATCAGGGGTTACTTTAGAACCGCTTATAGCTGTTGCGTTCCAAGTACCTGTAGCAATAGTACCAACAGATGTTAATGAACTACTAACTACAGAAGAACCTAATGCTGTTGCACTCAATATTTCTGTACCAGCAACCTTTAATACTTTTCCTGATGCTAAATCTAAATGCTCTGATAATGTCCATGAATCTGTAGAATCTACCCAGTTTATAGTTTTATCTGTTGCACCCTTTAAGGTAATACCACCACCATCTGCTGTTGTATCTGATGGAGTAGATACTTTGCCTATTTCTATGTTTTTATCTTCTACAGTTAGTGTTGTTGTATCTATAGTTGTAGTTGTACCGTTTACAGTAAAGTTACCGCCTACTGTAAGGTTTCCTGTTAATAATCTATTTGTATCTGGTATTGGCACATAATCTAAGGATTGCCATGCTGTTGTACCATCACCTATCTTAAACTTTTTAGTATCTGATTCTATACCCCATTCACCTGCCAGTAATACTGTATTATTAGATGTCCAATTACTAGCTGTATCTCTTCTTTGCTTTTGTAAAGCATTTAATGTAATTGTCATGTCTAATTAGAGTTCCTTGAATCTATTATATAAGTTCTAGCAGGTGAAGAACTACTTGTTAAGGCATCTACTAAATATGTTCTTGCAGTAGTTGCAGAATCTCCACCATCTATAACAAGATCACCAGTATCTATAGGTACAGAAACAAGTTCTATTTCTACATTCCATTTACTTACAATCCCATCAGATATAGTTGGTGCATTAGCATATAACCAGGCGAAATCTGAAACTAATGCAACAGGCGGTGATGTGTAACCATTCCATGTACTAGATGACAAATAAAATATTTCAAAACTACCACTTTGCCCATCATAATGTGTTCTTATTAGATTTACTTGCGTTTCTGACAAATTATCAAATGTTAATTGTAATGTTTGATTTATACGTCTATTACCTCTTCTAAAACCTGTTGTTGCACCACTAGATGATGATTGTATAGCATTAGGAAAATCACCCTGTGTATATAATCTGGTTGTAGGAATTATTGTAGGAAAAGTAGCCATTATAAAGGTACGCTAATAAACTCTATAGATGTACTATACCTATTTGGTGAAGATATACTAATTTGAAAAGATTGAGCATACCGCCATTGGTAACTACTACTGCTAACAGGTGGTGTAGAATAACCAGCCCATACTGAACTAGATAAATCAAAAGGTACAATAGATCCGTTTTGACCGTTGTAATGTGTTAATAATGTTTGTGCTTCTGTTTCTGTTAAATATTCGTATGTAATAGTTAATCTTTGTGCAATTCTTTTTGCACCTACTTTAAATCTGACATTACCACCACTTAAACCTTCATGTACGTTTTGGGGGTAGTCACCATATATTAATGCCCTTGTTTCTGGTTCTAATGAAGGAAAAGTAGTCATTGTAAAACAGTAAAAGAACCAGTAGTAATTTCTAAAGATATTTCTGATTTAGTATTAGCATCTACTGGAAAATGTGCAGCCTCTATATTACTAACACCATCATTATCATAAGTAATACTAGATACTTGATAATAATTTACTTCTGTCCTATCGTCCCCTACACTATTTTCCCTTTGTAATTGTAATTTTATAATGTTTGTTGGTATAAGTGCTGTTGTAAGTAATGGTGTAGAAAAACTTATATTATGCGTGCTGTGCTTACGTCTTGCCAGTTCATATTTTGCGTACAGGATAGCATGGTTTACATCAGCACAAAAATCACTCATATCAAACTGTTCTGTGGGTGAATCTAATGCACTACTTGTAAATCTAACACTGACTGTTTTTCTTCTTGCTACCGCTGTAGGAACACATTCTGTATAAATGCAATTAGCAATAAAATCTCTTCTTTCTTCTACACTTAAATAACCTTTTTTAAATGTGCCTTGAATAATATTAGCTTCTGTAAATGTAGCAGTAGGGGTTAGTGCAGTTGTATCAATTTGATTACTACCGTTTATAGGTAAAATTGGCGCAAATTGATATTTGCCACCTACAGATAAAAAAGATAAAAAATAATATGGAGAAACTTTTGTAATAAAATCAACAATATTAACAGATTTAGAAATTATGCCATTAAAAAACATACTGTTATTAGTACAAAATGTAGATAAACTTTGCAAATTGGAAAGCTCTACAGGTGAAACTATTGTTGCTGTATTATTTCCATCAATTTTTTTATATAACTTAAATAAATGCATTGCTAAATCTATAAATTGATTACTAGCACCATTTGTATAACTAGAACCAGATAAACCAGCACTAAATAAATCTACTTTTACACCCTGTTCATAAAAAATATATAGTTGTTTTGTAGCAGTAGGAAAAGTACCAGCAGAAGGAATATCAAATAAAGTACCTGACACCGCTAAAAATGTAATATCAGCAAAACTACTATTATTATTAGATGTATTTTGTACAACTTTACTTGTACCTACTGTATTTTCATCTTGCGTTCCTTCTAAAGTACCAGTACTTGCAGGGTTAGAGGATATGACTTGATTATTAACACTTACAAAAGTCCATTTAAACATGAATTTAGTTCTACCACCACTGACTGCATTCAAATTATTAAGTTGTGTTTGTGTATAGTCTCCAGCGGCTACTGTTGTAGCATTTATTGGTGGTATTAACTGATTATTAAGAAAAAGAGCATTATAATCAATAATAGTACCTGGGTTCTCCCCACCTACAAAACTACTACCTGAAAACCTTTGATTAAAACCAAATTCCATATCTGATGAACCTATATATGATTGATATGCAGTTGTTATATTATCCCCAGTTTCAGCATCAAATACTTGTAAAGACATTACAAAAGTACTATTAGAAGTATCACCTGTACCAAATGTTTTAGTTTTTATACCAAAATACTCAGTACCGAAATCTGGTCGGTTATTTAAATAACTCCCTGAAGAAGCTTTGTATAATGGATTTAAATAAGAATAAATATCATTACCACAAAAAAGACCTGTATTACTTATAGGACATGAATTAGGTGATGATGCTAATGAGGCTGCTGTTGCATAAATATGGCTAAGAGTAATAGAAGTGTCATCTAGAAAACTTAATTTTCGTAAACCTGTGTATGCTTTAGATTTTATTGGTGTACTAGAAATTTCACCTTGAGATATAACAAATAATAATTTTTGTACGTAACTATCTGTACCTGCTTTTATTAGGCTTGGTTGCATCCATACACCACCAATATTATTAGCTCTTTTACCAAAAACAATAGGTACAGTTTCACCTGTTGTTGCTATTTTTTGTGATACATCTAAATCACTATTAGGTTTTTTAAAATTATCTAAACTTTCATCTAAGATTTGTGCATCTTTACCTACTTCTGATTTTTTTTGTGCATCACCTGTAAAGGCTGATTTTAATTTTGCACCACCAGCAATAAAAGAATATGTTCTAGCCATTATAAGTTCTCCTTAGAATTTATTAAAGGTAGTATTTCAGGAGGTACAACAAACAAAGAATATTTTATAGTTTTAATTTTTTTTGTACCAGTTAAAACTGTATTATCAGATAATTTATATACTCTTTTATCACTAACAATTTCACCAGTAACATTATTTACTTCACTGCCATCTTCTAAAATAGCGTTAATGTTAAGAGCAAAAACTAAATCGTTCATGTTGCTACAAACCTCCCCATTAAATCACTGCTAATACGTCTTGATGGTACTTGTGCTTTTTGTTTTGATATTGCAGGGCTTACTGTCCATGTAACAGTAGTATCACTAACTGAAGCATTATCAATAGTACCTGTAAATCTACAGATAAGAGAGGCAGAATTAGAAAAGGTATCTTGTCCTATAGATTGAGTATATAAAGATGCAATAACAAGACGATCTCCAGTAATTGCTGTATCTGTAAGATCAATAATAGAAGCAGTGGCAGCTAAATTTATAGTTAAATCACTAATACTTGCAGCTTCAGTAGATGCAAAACCACTAGCATCAAATGCTAGATAATTAAAATTCATTGTTTGATCTATAGCTGAATCTGCTGTAAGGTTTTGTGCAGATTGATAAAAATTCTGGTATGCATTAGTAGGTGATCTTTTACCGCTACCATTTAAAACGCTAGATTTATCAGCGTAATATTCTAAAAAAGTTAATATATCAAAATTAGCCATTATGCCATACCTAGTGAGCGTCTAGTTCTTAAATCAGATTGTAATAGTGTTAATGTCTGATCTATACCACTTTGAACAGCAGTAGCTAAATCATTTGTGGTAATAAAATTAGTACCATTCATTTGTGTTACTGCACCAGTTGTAATATTTACATTTGGTGAAACATAAC